TTCTATTAAGTAATACTGGGCTTCTATCTTCTCTGTCATCTAACATAATTTCAATATTCTTATAAAGTGTTCCAGCAAATTCTATATCCAACAAAATAACATATCTTTTTTCTGTATAATCATTTAATCCACCCACATGAACGTCTGCACTTCTTAGAATTTTATTTGTAACGCTCTTACCATCATATGACCAAGTAACTTTTTTACCATTTACTTCAACCTTATCAGCATGTATGGTTGGTGCTGGTGCGCTATTGCCAGTATCAAATTTAGCAATAATATCGCCAAATGGTTTTATATTGATAACTTCAAGATAACCAACTTGTGTTGGGACAGAATATCTATTATCTGGATTAGCAAAATATTCAATAACTTCTTTAACTATATTTTTCCCAGTTGTCTTTTCAATGCCTTCTGTGCCGGGTGAATGATTTACTTCAAGAATATATGGTGGATCTTTTTTTGGATTTTCAGATGGTATAAAATCAACAGCTGTCCAAGAACCACCAATTGCTTTTGCAGCCAACAAACAATGTTCAGTTTCTAATTTTGTTAATTTGTATTCTTTAGTTTTAGCGCCCTGTGAAACATTTGTCCTAAAGTCTCCTTCAATAACTGATCTTTTCATTGATGCAATAACTTTTCCACCTAAAACAATAACTCGTATATCTCCATCAGTTTTAATATATTCTTGGATTAATAAATCTACATCTTGGTCTAGTTTAAAAAGCATTTCCAATAAAGAATCTAGTGAACGCTCAGATTCAACAAATAAAACCCCAATCCCCTTAGAACCTTCTAAAGTTTTCATTATAATTGGAAATTTAGTATCAAGAGTTTTTAACGAAGCTTTCCAATAATCATCAGTATGTTCTGGAACTAATGCCGTTTTTGGTTGAGTTAAACCAAAATCTTGTAATTTTATATAAGTTCTATATTTGTCAGCTGATATTTCAACAGTTTCTCTACTGTTGACCATACAAACACCAATCTTTTCTAATCTGGAAAGCATATCTAACCAGCTCTTTTTTAATCGAACTGAGCCACGAATAATAGCAATAGTATTTGAAGAGTTTATTTCAAATCCATCTTTATCATCTACATTATATATTTTGTATACACCATCTTCAAAAGTAATATAAGCTCCTTCAATCTTTACCACATAAATTTCGTGACCCAACTTCTCTCCTTCATCAGAAATTCTTTGTGCCGTATGAAATAATTTTTCACTTGGCGGCTCAGCTGAAATGACGAGAATACGGCACTTGTCTTCTTTTTCTTCTGTGATAAAAGATTTGAACTTTTCCATTAGGTTTCTTTCTTTTTACCAATGTTATATTTGGTTTCTAATGTCCACTCATTTTTTTCACTAAACGAAAGCACTTTAATTTGACTAAGAGGAGCTACTTCTGTTACTTCTCCAAGTATGTTAACCAATCCCCAATCTTTCAATAAATTTGCAATTGTGTTGCGTCTTGCAATATCATTCTCTGATAGATTGGTTTTCTTTCCGTCAAGAGCAAACAACTCTTTGAAATGCACAATATAGTAACGGCCCTGTTTATGCAATATATGACAGGATTGATATAGTTTTCTTTCTTTTCGGGAAGCAACACCAATACGAGATAGAGTTTCCCGTACCTTCAAAAAATCGTCAGGTTCATTTAACCCAACTTCTAACATATGCTCTTGTGTCCAATTAATCTCTTCCATCTCTTCCACCCTTATTTAATCTTGTTTTTATGGCAGAAACCTGTTCATCATCTAGTATATCAAGAGCCACTTTAGCCTTTTCGTTATTGTATCCATAAAACTCTTTAACATATTCTAGATTTTCTAATTTCTTCGCCTTCAGCCAAGGAGTATACCTTTTTCTTGGTCTTAGACTATTTATCAAAAAATCAAATTGGAGTTTTTTATCTAGATGATGTAGTTGATTAATTTCATTCACCAACATGATAGTGTCAGGGAATGGAGCAACACACTTGTTAATTATAAATGGATAATATTTCTTTTCCCACTCTTCATCTTCAGTGTCAAAGAGAGGTTCTTTGGTTTGATTTATGGCATTGAGATAATCTTTTAATTCATACATTTTATTTAAATTTTGTCCGGGCCATAATTTCTGTTAGACAGGCTAACATATTTATCTCTTGGTCCGCAACAAACGCCGCTTTATATTGATACTCCCCCAGAACAATAACAACATGGGGTATGCTACTACCATCCACATGCTCATATAGATTATCATAAATGCGGCGGAACAAGCGTACAGGATCATTATCAAGATTATCGACAACCCATTTACGAACATTGGTAAACTCCTTATTTTTCATAGAGTGCATCAGTTCTTTAACATTTACTTCTGCAATATCTACAAGTATACCAGCATCAATCGTGCCTGATATAGAATATCGTTGAAGTTCATTTAATATTCTACGCCAATCTGGAAAGTATTTATTGATTACCTCTACAATTACTCTATTATCATATTTTACATTTTGATCTTCTAGAATTGCAATAACTCTAGCCATAAACTTGTTTGCAAGTTTTGGTTTCTCTGAATTAGGAATTGAAAAATCAACCACACTACAACGAGAATGTAAGGCAGGAATTAAACGGTTTTTATAATTACATGTGAGGATGAAACCACAGTTCTTATGAAACTCTTCCATGAACCCACGCAAGGCAGGCTGAGTTGATTGTGGATTTAGATAATCTGCTTCATCAAGTATGATGTATTTACGCCCACCATGAAGCGATACAGTTGACGCAAAGTTTTTAATCTTGGTTCGAAGAACATCAATACCAGATTCTTCAGAACCATTAATCATCATATACGTTGACCCAATTTCCTCAAGCATAGCCTTTGCGGTAGTTGTCTTACCAACACCGGGGCTACCGAATAAAACTAGATTAGGTAATTGTCCTTCAGCAACAAAATTACTTAAAGACGTTTTTAAGGTTTTAGGAAGTACGCATGATCCTATATCCTTGGGCCGATATTTTTCGACCCATAAAATTGTTTCCATAATATAAGTTCCTCAAATTAAGCATCATATTTAGACTCTGGTTCCAGAGCAATCCAATACCGAATGTCTACATTTTTATTTACAAAGTGACTAATATTTTTGGAAGAAACTCCAACATCATATGCACCAGATAAAAGTTTTAAGTTTTCAACTTTGAACCAAAACTTATACGGAAGATTTTTGCCATCATCATTATTAACATCAATTTTTACAGCATAATCATTTGCTGTTGCATTTTTCTTATCTGTAACTTTTAATAAAGCAATACCCCTGTTCATTCCCTCAAGTACCATATCAGGAACACCAATAACAGCAGCTGCCTTTTGTACATTAGATAGCAAACTGTTCTCTAAAGAAAAACTGACTTCACATTCCGGCATGACAATTTCTTTACTTGGTGTTGTAACTACAGATGAGTCAGAGAACCAATATTTTAATGTTCTCCCGTCTTCTGACATTACAACAAAATCATCTCGAAATTCTAAATCGGGTTTTTCAAAAAGAGACAACGCAGCAAGAAATTCATTCAAATCATAAATTGCAAAATCTGTGGGCCAAGTTTCCTTTACCGTAGATATCGCAACTATATTTCTCATCGCCGACATAGTAGCCAGAGAACTTCCTTCTTTCACCATCAAATTCTGATTGATGGTTGCAAAGTTTTTTAAAACCGATACAGTTTCATTACTCAATTTCATTTTTCACCTTTTTCCATTTCATTAATATGTAAAGCGATAATACCATAATGTATCACTTTTAGCAAGTCCCTTCTGTCCCTGCCATTCTTTTTTCCATACCGTTGTGCATACTTTAATATGTTCCCGATACAGAAACCTTCTCCATGACCACCATCGATGATAAACTCTGTAGCTTGAAACTTGTTCTTGCTATAATGTTCATCGTAGGTGGAATCAATATAATCCGAAAGTTCGGCAAGTGCCTGGTCTTCGTTATATTTGTATTTGATTTTTTTCATAACATGTTCCATTATATAGAAAAGGAGGCCGAATGTCAACCCCCTTTTCAACTTTTGTGATAAGAAATTACTTCACCGAAATAAGGCGAGGCTTCTTCTCTTCTGGAATAACTCGCTCAAGGTCAACCAAGAGCATACCGTTTTCCAGTTTGGCACCGTTAACAACAACGGCGTCTGCAAGAGTAAACTTACGTTCAAACTTGCGATAGGCAATCCCACGATATAGTTGATTGCCATCAAGGTCCGAATCTTCCTCTTTCACTGAACGAATAGAAAGGGTGCCATCAGCAACTTCCACCTCAATGTCCTTCTTACCGAATCCGGCAAGGGCCATTTCAATAACGAAATTATATTCACCTTCCTTCCGAATGTTGTAAGGTGGGAATCCCATAGATGTTTTTTCAGTTGAAGCGTAACGGCCAAGTTGGTCGAATACACGATCAAATCCTACTGCATATGGGGTTAGTTGATTAAAATTATCCAATAAGGATAGTGCTCTGCTAGTATTCATAATTATCTCCTTTACTAAGCAAGACTTCTGTTATGCATCCCATTATGGCGATGCGTTAAGCGGTAGTTTTTTTTGGTTATTCAGAGAAACTACCAAAACTCACTAGTAATTTTGTTTAATGTGGAGCGAGAACCAACTTCGCTCGGACAAGGAGAACTACTAAAAACTCCTATAGTATATATAGTGATACTTTTTGAAATGTCAACCCCTATATATAAACTTTTTTTAAAACGCATCCTTTTCAGCAGGAGTATCATA